GGTATGTGACTCATTCAGTGTCAATATGTACGACAACGGCTACCTGTTTGAAATCTCGGGTCGTGATGAAGAAGGTGACTATAAATCTGCAAAGATTATGGTCAGTAATCTATCACAACTAGCCGCTCTAGTACAAGAAGCCACAGAAATGCCAAGGGACGACTGATATGGGTAAGGCTTTTGATATTACAAAATTTCGCAAAAGCCTTACCAAGTCTATTGACGGACTTGGTATTGGGTTTAATGATCCTACTGATTGGATCAGTACAGGCAATTACGCCCTTAACTACCTAATCAGTGGGGACTTTTTCAAAGGTATTCCGCTGGGCAAGGTAACTGTCTTTGCCGGCGAAAGCGGTGCAGGTAAAAGTTATATCTGCTCTGGCAATATTATTCGTCATGCTCAAGAACAAGGCATTTATGTTGTTCTTGTTGATACAGAAAATGCTCTAGATGAAAAATGGCTTGTGGATCTAGGCGTTGATACTAGTGAAAGTAAATTGCTTAAACTCAACATGGCCATGATTGACGATGTAGCCAAAACTATCCATGAGTTTATGAAAGAATACAAACTCATGCCGGCAGAGGAACGACCTAAGGTTCTTTTTGTCATTGATAGTTTAGGAATGTTGCTGACTCCAACTGATATTAATCAATTTGAAGCAGGAGATCTAAAAGGTGATATGGGTAGAAAGCCTAAAGCACTTACGGCACTGGTTCGTAATTGTGTTAATATGTTTGGTAGTTACAATGTCGGCATGGTATGTACTAATCACACATATGCTAGCCAAGACATGTTCGATCCTGACGACAAAATTTCAGGAGGACAAGGCTTCGTTTACGCAAGTTCTATCGTGGTTGCCATGAAAAAACTCAAACTCAAAGAAGATGAGGATGGTAACAAGGTCAGTGACGTATTAGGTATCAGATCGGCCTGTAAAATCATGAAAACTCGTTATGCTAAACCTTTTGAAACTGTCCAAGTTAAAATTCCTTATTCAACAGGAATGAGTCCTACTAGCGGACTTGTTGATCTATTTGAAAAATTAGGCATTTTGACAAAAAGCGGAAATAAGTTACAATACGTCAGTAAGAAGACCGGAGAAATCAGCAGTGAATTTCGAAAAAACTGGACAGAAGATAAATTAATGACAATCATGTTGGAATGGGATAATTCAGCTTTGGCTATCCCATTAGCAACGGTTGAAAACGCGGAGGAATCATAATGGAAGAAGATGTTATCATCGGAATTTGGGATACTTTTAAAGAATATGTCCCGGAAAAAAATCGTGAAAATGCGGCGGCACAATTCATTGACTTTCTTCTAGGTCGTGATGTAGAATTAAGCGTTATCGAAAATTTAGCAGGGTTTGATCCCCATCTTGATTCAGCTATTGAATTAGTAGTTGATGAAGAAAACGGCTATGATGACGACAAAGACGAAGACGGTGATTGGGAATACGAGGAAGATGAGGATTATTGATGACTTGGTATTCAAAAGTCAGCAGAGACCTTGCTGCTCTGCCTGACTGTATAGAATATTTTTATCAAGAACTAACACAGGCAAAAATTGAATCAAAAATTTCCGGCAATATAGAACGAGCTTCTGCTGCACTTCCCGGAATCGTTGAGCATAGGTTTAATCAGCTTCAAGAAATTGAAGCCATATTAGAATTTCTCAATATCGAATTACGTAGAATTCGCAGCAGAATCTTTAAAAAATATCTGGAAAATTATCAAAGAGCACTGAGCAGCAGAGATGTAGAAAAATATGTAGATGGTGAAGATGATGTTGTTGATATGGAAAAAATTATCAACGAATTTGCCATGTTACGTAACCAATGGTTAGGCATTATTAAGGCTATTGATATCAAACAGTGGCAATTGAGCAATATCATCAAATTAAGAACTGCTGGTTTAGAAGATATCAGTTTGTAACCTCAGGAGGAACTTGACTTCCTCCTGATTTTTCTATATAATATCAATATGGACATCGAATCTCTAATTTGTAACCTTTCCAGCAATCTGATTGCTACCAAAATAACTGGTTGGGATTCCAATCTAATTCATAGTTTCAGCCATCAGATCAGTCAGGGCAAATCATTGACTCAAAAGCAGGCCAATATTGGCATAAAAATATTAAAAAAACATGCCAAAACACTAAGTGCTGTTTTATCAAAGGATATTACACCCTATTTAATCGCTCCGATATTTAGATATCCAGTGAGAACTGTAATTTCTGTAAAAAAAATATCAATTGACCATCATAAGGATTATGGAAAAATCATAAAAGTAGAATTTCCTTTCGATGATACCATAATCAGCAAAATTCGATCAGCTAAATCTCAGCTAAATTTAGCAATTTGGGATGCAGAAGAAAAATATTGGGTTTTTTCAATTGATGCAAAAAATATTTGTTTCTTAGCGGCATTAGGTGCTGAAGGAAATTTTGAATTTTGTGAAGAATTTGCAAATTATATTGCCCAGGTAGAAGAAATTAGAAAAAATGTTGAAAAATATGTGCCTATGATTGTGTTTGAAAATGAGAAGTACAAATTTATCAACATTCCAAATTTTGTTCCTCAACCTGATTCTGTAATTTTAATGGAATCACTATTTTTGGCAAGAAAATCGGGGATTTTTACCTGGTCAGATGAAGTTGAACAACAACTACAAGGTGCTGACATTGATCCTTTGGTTAGAAAATTTTTAAAACACGATATCAAAAAACATTTTATCCTCAGTCTAGAAGAAAATACTGTTTATTGTCTAAAAAAACTGCTAAAATACCTTACCCCCTGTATTTTCTTTATTCCGGGCGGTCGTGAATTTGATGTCACAGAACAAGTAATTGATATTTTAAGAAGTATGGATGTTGAAGATGAAGAAATCTCAGTGCTTTTTAGACTTCCATCAGAACACGGTAAAGAATTTAATGATTATGTGCGAGAAAATAGGCTAAATTCTCCATTATCAACAAAAACTCGTGCAGTGTTAATTAGCCAAAAAATTCCTAAACCAGTAATTGAATCAAAAATTCATTTTCATTGCGTTGTAAATTTCAGCAACTTTCAGACACATTATTCATCTAGAGATTTTTTGAACACACAGTCAAATATTATTGAAGTTTGGGATAAAACCCCTAAATCAAACGTTCTAACAGAAATTAATTTTTGGGAATCATGAGTAAAACAGCACATCTTAAAATACTTGATGAAGTTAATTGCAAATTTCTAAATTTAGATTTAGATACCCGCAAGGCTTTGGTTAAAAAATTCAAGTATGAGGACCCTACAGCCAGGTATAGACCCAGTTATCGTCTAGGAAGATGGGACGGCAGCATCAATTTTTTTGGGCTAGGTGGGACCACCTATATCAGTATGTTAGAACAGGCCCTGTCGTTCCTTGAAGAACGCAACTACTATATTGAAGTAGAGGATTTGAGGACCAGTCCTCCCTTAAAATTTACCAAAATTTCTGAGGATTTTTGGGGAGATTTATGCTGGCCTAAAGGGCACGTTATGGAAGGAAAACCCATCCGGTTGCGTGATTATCAATGTACAGTGATCAATAATTTTTTAGAAAATCCTCAATGCCTGCAAGAAGTAGCCACGGGTGCAGGCAAAACTATTATCACCGCAACATTGGCAAAAATCTGTGAAAAATACGGTCGTACTATAACCATTGTGCCCAACAAAAGTCTTGTGGAACAAACTGAAGAAGATTTTATCAATTGTCAATTAGACGTGGGTGTTTACTATGGAGACCGTAAAGATCTAAATAGAACGCATACTATTTGTACCTGGCAAAGTTTGAATATTTTAGACAAAAAATCGCATGATGACACAGAATTATTGACATTGGCTGAATTTTTAGATGGCGTTCAAACTGTTGTGGTTGATGAGGTGCATATGGCTAAAGCTGATGTACTGAAAAAACTGCTGACACAAAATCTAAGTCAGGCTCCAATTCGTTGGGGATTAACTGGAACTATTCCTAAAGCCGAACATGAGTATCAGGCACTACGAGCCAGCCTGGGAGATGTGATAAATCGTGTCAGTGCTCATGATCTACAACAACGTGGCGTCCTCAGTGATTGTCATGTAAATATTGTACAAACTGCTGAATGGAAAGAATTTGGCAGTTATCAAGAAGAATTAAAATATTTGGTCACTGATGAAAACAGAATGACCTATATTGCCAATATGATTAAAAAGATTACCAATACGGGCAATACTTTAGTACTGGTAGACAGAATTGAAAGTGGCAAATTTCTCATTGAACAAATCCCAGATGGAGTATTTGTGTCAGGGGAAGTTAAAACTAAGGATAGGAAAGAAGAATATGATGAAATCAAAACTAGCGATAATAAACTTATCGTGGCCACTTATGGCGTTGCTGCCGTTGGGATTAATATTCCCAGGATTTTTAATTTGGTCCTGTTGGAACCAGGAAAAAGTTTTGTGCGAGTTATTCAAAGCATTGGACGAGGAATTAGAAAAGCAGAAGACAAAGACAGCGTCCAAATCTGGGACATAACTGCGGCTACCAAATATGCCAAACGGCATCTCACAGAACGCAAGCGTTTTTACAAAGACGCTCAGTACCCATTTACAATAGAAAAGGTAAAATACCAATAATGCAGATACTTACACTTGAAGACCGAATGTTCAGCCTAAATGAACTACCTGAAGAGATAGAACATGATCTAAGATTTGCTGTGTTAGACAACAGTGATAGCAGCAACCCTGATTATTTTTTTGTTCCCTTAATTTTTTTAGAAAGTTTTACGGGACCTGCTGTGGTATTAAAAATCGGACCACATGAAATTACCATGCCATTAGATTGGTGTACAGTAGTAGGAGACACTGAGGGTCTTGAAATGGAGGTGCTGCCCTTAACCAGTCTAAACGATCGTGGGTTTAAGACATTCTGTTTCAATCCGCTGAGCAGTTATCGTCCAGAATTTTTAGATATTGATATCATCGATGTGTATCAAGATGTCAAATGGTATTTTCCCAAAATGAAACCTGGCCAACTTCTTTGCACACCGTTACATGAAGGAGACAATCCTCTATGTGCCTATTTTGTCAAAGAAGTCAGCCGCCAAAGTGAATTAATCAGTTATACACAGGCTTGGTAAAAATGGCCAATGCTCATGAATCTCAAGATAATAGCGTAAGCCTACGAAGAAAAAATTTAATCAATGAAATTCGTGAAAATCAACTATGGGGTGATATTCATCGAGCAGCCCTTACCAATCCTGCTTTACAAGAAGCCCTAGAACGTGTTAAAGTAATATACTACCTGAGTAAAGATAATGGCCGCAGCAAAACCTAAAAAGAAAAGAGAACTGGACATCAACAGGGTTTTGTCTGCTGTTGACTATAAAAATTATGATTTTTACAGTTCGTTAAATGAGAAAGAACTTAAAGAATTTAGTCCTTACACATTAATGAATTTTTCCAGCAATAGGTCTCATAACATTCCAGATGTAGAAGAATGGTATGTTGAGACAACTAATGAGCTAGTCAATAAAAACTATTGGCAATTTAGTACAAAACATAAAGAACTTTTATGGAAATTATATGCGGCAACAGGCACAGGAGAGAAAACGGCCTATCAATATCTCAAGCCGTTGACGGTTAGTGTTGATAGATTTGAAAAACTATTGTGCGATCTTTATCCTGCCTATAAAATTGAAGATATCAAGTTGTTGGCCAGTTTGATGACCCAAGAAGAACGACAAGATTTATTTGACAAAATGGGATTTGATGCAAAGGAAAGAAAAGAATATGAGTAAACTGCTGTTGGCTCAACCGTTCAAATGTATGCATTGCAATAAAAGTTTTATGAAAGAAAAAACTTCGTTGGCTCATATGTGCGAAAAAAAACGGCGGGCTTTGCAGGAAAAAGAAAAACGTGTACAGGCTGGTTTTGTGGCATTCAATAGATTTTGGAAATTAACACAAGGTGCTAAAAAATCTAAAACTTACGAAGAATTTTGTGACAGCAGCTATTACAATGCTTTTGTAAAATTTGGCAGTTTTGTCAACAATATAGATCCTCTTTATCCCGATAGATTTGTTGACTATGTGATCAAAAGTGGTATAAAATTAGACCACTGGTGTCGTGATGAATTGTATGATCAATATCTTTATGAAATGATCAAACTGGAATCTGTAGAAGATGCTGTTCGAAGAAGTCTGCAGACCATGATGGAGTGGGGTGATGAGCATAATGCAAATTTTGCACATTATTTTAATTATGTAAGTCTAAGCAAAGCAGTACATGACATCAAGAATGGTAAGATTACTGCATGGCTTATTTTAAATAGTCGATCAGGCAAAAATATGATTAGCAAGATGAGCGATGAACAATTAGATATGATTGCTCCAGCCTTTGATGTTCAATTTTGGTTAAAGAAATTCAAAGAGACTCCGGCAGATGTTGCCTTGGTAAAAGAAATTGTTGAAGAGGTAGGAATAGAATGAGACTAGACGGGTTTGTAGAAAAAGGATGGGGGTACGAAAATATTTGGGCCACTAACGATAATTACTGCGGCAAATTGATGAAATTTAATACTGGTGCTCAATTTAGTATGCATTTTCATTCAGTAAAAGATGAGACCTGGTATGTGCTAGATGGTAAATTCACTGTGAGGTTCATTGACACTACTACTGCTAAGATCTGTGAGCTGTTACTAAACCCAGGCGATGTATGGCACAATCCTCCACTGCTGCCCCATCAACTGTATTGCATAGAAGAAGGCACCATCATCGAAGTCAGTACCGCAGACAGTGTCGAAGACAACTATCGAGTCCTGCCAGGGGACAGTCAACGATGAGCACGAAAGTATTCGTTAATGGCACATTTGATATATTGCATGTGGGTCATTTAGCACTTTTAGAATATGCATTTAATCAAGGAGAAATGCTGACAGTTGCTATAGACAGTGATCGTCGTATTCGCGAATTAAAAGGGTCCACTAGGCCTATAAACAATCAGCAAGACCGTAAAACCATGTTAGAATGCCTGTATATGGTTGACGAGGTATATGTTTTTGATACCGACGAAGAATTAGTAGAACTAATCAAACAACATTGTGATATAATGATCAAAGGCAGCGATTATCAAGGGAAACCTATTATAGGTTCAGAATATTGCAAAGAAATAAAATTTTATGAACGAATTGAAAAATACTCAACCACAGACATCATTCAACGTATTATTAATCGGCGATAGTTGTACCGATGAATATTTTATTGGCACCTGTGACAGGCTCAGCCCCGAAGCACCTGTACCTATTATGAAAATCAACAGCCACTATACCACTCAAGGCATGGCTGCTAATGTTAAAAATAATTTTGCCAGGTTAGGAATAGATGTTGATTTCATTACCAATGAGTCGGCAATTACCAAGACCAGATATATTGATCAAAAATCAGGGCAGCATTTATTGAGAGTAGACGATGAACCTTACCTCCCACAATGGTCCGGACACACCGCACATCCTTTA